GATCAGTTGGCGGGTGTCGCGTGCTTGAAGCATCTCAAGGATCAGATGGGGGAAGTCAAGCGGATGTACGTGCGGCCCGCGTTTCGCGGCAACGGGATAGGCCGCTCGCTGCTTGAGAAGTTGATCGAAGCAGCGCGTGATATTGGCTATTCGAAGGTTCGCCTGGACAGCGCCACCTTCATGACGGCGGCACATGGGCTGTACCGCTTGGTTGGCTTCAAGGAAATTGACCCCTACCCCGAAAGCGAAATCCCAGCGGAGCTACAGCAGCATTGGATTTTCATGGAACTGGCACTAAGTTAGCGAAGTATAGGTTCGGTGTTCGGTTGGGGCGCAGTGCGGATAGTTGAAACCCCACGCTGCGCCCCATATTTATTCACCGCACGCGGCGGATTTGTGAGGCATCGGAATCCATTCCCCGCCGGGTAGCCGCATCATGTGCGACGACCACGCGAGTCAGGCCGTCGATGGCCTCGGTGAGCGTTTCGATGCGCTCGCCCAGTGCTTCGTGCATCTCATTGGTGAAGGCCCGCCATTCCAGATCGCGCGCATTGAGATGCGTCAGGAAGCGATGAACGAGGAAGGCCATCACCAGCACGAACGGGGCCTGCACCAGCGCTGAGATCAATGTACTTGACATAAGCAATTCTCCATTACGACTCCGTTTGTAGGGGCGAGGCAATGCCTCGCCCCTACGATGCTTGCGTGCGAATGATCATCGCCAGGGCCGCGACCAGATAGGCAAGCTGGCCTGACGCGTCGCGCAGCGCATCGAACGAGTCCGCTGCGTCAACAGCATTGACCAACCCTGCGGGATCATACTGGTTCAGTATCTTTGCCGCCGATTGGCGCTGCGATCCCCGATCCTTCTCGATGGCTTGTGCCGCCGAAAGCTGCGTCGGATCGTGCTGCACCGCCGCTTCGAACACTGCTGCGATCTGGCCCTTCGTGAACAGGGCGCCGTCCACGCGGGTGATGTGGGCTTCGATCAGCGCGCCGCGTTCCATCTCGGCGCTGATCGCAATCGCCACGCCGAGCAGTTCTTCCAGTTCCTCCGCGAAACGCTCGCGGTTGAGGGCAGGCAGTTCCGCCTGCGTGATGATGATTTCGTCCATTGTCATTTCTCCTTAAGGGCAACTGGGTGCTGGCAGCTAGCATCTGGCTAACAGCAAAAACGGCCTTGCCGAGAACGTGCATAGAATTTACGCTTGCAGCCAGTAGCCAGTAGCCAGTAGCCAGTAGCCAGTTGCTACACCCTCGCATAGATCAGCCGCAGCCCGAAGAAGCGGAGCGCGGTGCTGGGTGATGTAGTAGACGTGAGCTTCACGCCGACCCAATCCCCGGCAGCCATCGACGAGAGATAAGACAGCACACTGATTAACTTGGGCACGTTGGCCGTCAGCGAAACGGTTAACCCCGATGCCCCGCCCGAATGAAAGTTGTAGACCTCATTGCTATCGGGATTCGAGTAGTCGGTATCGACGGCGTAGGTCAGCGTGCCACCCGTCGGGTCCATTACCAATACTTCGCACGATACCGCCGCCTCGAAGTCGTCGGGAACCGTGAAGGTGACTCGCTGCGATGCCCCGTTGCCGAGGCTGATCGTCGCGAAATCGCCAGTAGTCGTATCAGAGGGGTTGGCGGGTGTTTCCCAGATCACCCCGTAGCGGTCGTGCAAATAGATCAGGTTATCGATCACATCCGTGTTCCAGATCGCGGCGGTGATCAGATCGCCTGTACTGCGATTGGCCGGATCAGTCCATGCCATAAGCAAATCCTCCTTTACAGCAACTGTTCGTAGGGGCGAGGCAGTGCCTCGCCCCTACAACTACGTTCATTTGAGGTTAATCCCCGCCGCGTGCCTTCTGACCGTCCTCGTAGGCGATGCTGGCTACGAGTGTCGAGCCAATCATCGTGAACACGATGAGAAGCTCGGTGCGGACAGATTCGAGAGCGGGAACATAAGCCACCACTGCATCGACAATGAGAGTCATCAGCGCCGCCATGAACTTCCGCGAGCGCAGCAGGGCCAAGAGCGGCCCAAGGATCGGTGCAAAATCGGGAAAGTCGTACATTGTTAGCTCCTTGAGTTGTATGTTGATATTCCGTTGCCAATGGCCTCACCCCCGCTCTTCGAGCGACCCCTCTCCCTCACAAGTTCGGGATGAGGGGTGTCGTTCGAGTACGAACGGGATTTGTAGACGAGATTCGCCGTTACCCCTCGCCTGAGCCGTCGTAAGCGAGGGAGAGGGGTCGGACGGAGTCCGGGGGTGAGGCTATTGCTTCTAGTACCCCAGCCGCGTCTTGGATCCAAGCTCCTCGTATCCGGTCTGACCCAGAATCCAGTAGGCATGCAGATCGGTGGGGCTGGTGCGCCACGTCACCCGATGGCTGGCTCCGCCGTGAGTGATGTCGTGGCGGATGCTCTCGATGAAGCATCCCACGCTGCTGAGCGCCAGTGCCGAATCGGTCACGCTGAGGCGGTCGCCCACCTCGCGGGCCAGCGCCTGAGTCAACAGGGCTGCACTGGTCACCGCCTCTACCGTCACCGTGATCCATGCACGGGGGTCTTTGCGGTTGCTGATCAGCGCGCCTGCCACATCACGGGCGACCCCCGCATCGTCTTGCAGGGACATGTCGAAACGCTGCGGGTGATGCCCATGCGTGAGCAAGCTGGTGTCATCATGTTTGGTGATGCTCACCGGGAGAAACGCCCGGAGGGGGTATCCCCTCAGGCGGAGTCCATGAATGAAGGCACGTGGTTTCTTCTTGGTCTTGAGAATTTCCAGCCGCAGCAGCGCCGAAGTCGCGCCTGCTTCCAGGGTGACCAGCACGTTCGCGGTGAGATCGGTTCCTGTGCCATCCGCTTTATCGGTCGCGGTGAAGTCAACCCCGGCGATAGGAACGATCAGCGACTGCGCGCCGATCCACGCGACCTGCTGGTTGGGGTCAATGAAGCGGGCTTCCATCTCGACGGGCTGGTTGTAGTTCACGCGGATCGATTTGCCAGACTGCCACAGCACGTCGGGCGTGCCGCCGACCGTGCGCGGGTGGACAATCACGGTGATGTCGTTGATCAGCCGCGCCTCCGACCGTTCCACCTCGATCCCGGCCAGCCCGCCCGTCAATGTTGCATCGACGGTGATATGTTTGGGGCGGTTGTGCCGATCCGCGAAGATCGGTGTGCCGTCCGCAGCGATGGCAAAATAGCCAAATTCGCTGTCGCAGACATCGCGCATGGCAGCATCGGCGGGCAGGGATGGCGGCCACGTATCGCCCACCCAGGGAAACACGCTCTGACCCAGATCGAAGTTCTTACCCGTGTAATCACCGGGCAGCTTGGCCGTGCCCAGCTTCGACTGCGGGTTGTGGCCGAGCCGCCAGTATCCAAACAATCCCGGCGGCGTGAAGGACGCGTTGACGATTGCGTTGATCACCGCGCGCGGGGTGGCGTTCAGGATCAGATTGAACACGCCGACCGAGACTCGATGCAGCGCCGCCATGTCGTCCTCAACCTCGATCTGCACCGTATCTTGCAGGGCGGGGTTGGGGATGGTTCGCACCGATTCCGTGATCCGCGCTAATCGTCCGTAGAACAGGGTGCGGGTAGTCGTACCATCGTTGGCCTTGAGCCGCACCCCGATCCCCGAATTGAAGCCGGGGCGCACGTTGGCATGGCCGGGCGTGTAGCGGCCATCGGGGTTGTAGAGCGTGAAGCTCATCCGCCCGATCCGTGCGACACGTTCACCCGGCTCGATGCCGCGCTCGATGGTGAGCGGCGCAGCGATCTGCCAGTCGGCGGTGATGTTCGTCCATGTGTTATAGGACAGTTCCATTTCGAGTGTGTATGTTGCTTGCGGCATGACTTCACTCCTAACTATTTTGAGAAACAAAAAAACCGGGCACGCGAGTGGTCGCTGTGCCCGGTCAATGCAGGGTCTGAATTTATGGCCTAAAGATTTCAGGAAGATTCCTCATCCCAACTTTCTTCGAATTTCAGGAAATCCTCAATGCTCGCTGCTTCCCCATCTTCATTTCTACAAGCAAATCGGGATCATCAATTAGATCATCTAGCCCCAAGTTCTGTTCTTCAACTTCGTCCAGGGGCGTCTCATCCTGTGCTTTCGGTCGTGGCTTCATATTATATCTCCTGATACCAATCTCTTGGTTTCCGAGATTATATTACACCCTTACTCGGCTCGATCTGGTGAGTCGAAATGTCTCACGCCGCCCGCCGATCCTCTTTGCGCGGAACAACGTACGCTTCGCGAACGTGCCCCGGCGGAACGAGCCGCACCAGGATCAGCCTACCGCAGCGCCAGCACTTGATGTGAATCTCGATGTGCACATTGGGGCCGTCGGCCTCGCGCCCGCTTGTATCGAACAATCGGGCCTCACATTTGGGACACCGGAACGGTGGATAATCGCTCATTATGGAATCGTCCTGCGCCACAGATGGCGGAAGCGCACGCCGTAGAACTTCACACCCGCGTAGTCCACGATCCCCGGCTGCACGCGGATGATCTCCAACTCCGAGGACAGCGCCCCGCTCAGAGTTCCCTGCGCCGCGAGCGCGGTCAGATAGTTGTCTATCGCCGTGACGAGACTCGGCAGCGCCTCGCTCAGCCCCGCCTCCGACCACGCCGGGGCGAAGTACAGCACGTGATCCACGTACAGGGCCGCCGACCACACCGCCCCATTATAGGTCAGAGTTGCCAGCCCGTGCTGGTTCTGCGAGATCGACCCGCCTTCCTCCGGGAAGTACGGGGCCAGCGCAGGCAGATTCGCGGCAGGCAGCGCATTGGGCAGCGCGTTCAGATCGTAGCTGGTCGTCACACCCGTCACGCTGATCGCGGCGAGGTTGGTAAATGCAGTTCTCCAAGTCATAAAAGTTCCTTAGTCTGCTAAACCAGCCGGATGGTGAGACCATCCGGCTAGCCAAGAGGTCGTCCCTACGGGACTGGGCCTCCACGAGAGAAACAATCCCGTAGGGATGGCCTCACTTGTAGCCGGAGGCTATCAGCCTCACGGCTACTACCCAAGCATCCTGATCCGCAGCCGCGTATACGGCCCCAGCATATCCAGCACATCGCGGGGGAGGCGCGCCGGGGCGACCGCCACGCCGCGCTCGGTCATCTCGATCTGCGAGCTTTCGCCGCCCGTATCGCGCTGGCGATACAGCCACGCCGTCAGCCGGATCGCGGATTGGACGACCGGCTCTGGGGCGCTGGGTGCGTAGCCCCACTGCCCCGCCACACTGATAGCCGCTTCGGGGTCGCTGAGATACGTCCAGCGCAGGTTTGATCCCTGTTTCAGCGCGATGCCGAAATAGGGCGGCCAGTTGAGCGGGCGCAAAATGATATTCGAGAGGCTAACGCTCGTTCCATCGCCATTCGTAATCGACGTAACGGAGTACAGATCGGCATCGACCAACAGCAGCCGCCCGCTAATGTGCGGCCCGACTGCATCGAACGTGCGAGTCTCCGTGCGGGTGATGAACCACCTCCCGCAATGATCATCGATCAGGCGGCTGGCGCGTGTAACAAGCTCACCGAGCAGCGTGTCGTCGGCCCCGGTATTGATATGCAAGTACGATTTCACCGCCGAGACGGTCGTGTAATCAACCATCAGTGAACTCCTTGTGAACCCTTTATGAAGAAAATGAACGACTCTATTAAAGATCGATATATATTTGTTATGTTTGTCACACCGCTCGTTACGAGTTTGTGATTTCGACCTGTTATTCTGTTAATGGCACTCTCACCCGACCAGCTCCCTCACCCAAGGCGAATGGCTCCGGGGGGAGTGCTAGGGGCACGAACCTCGTGCTATTGGGGAGCATCGCATATATGCGAAGAAGCATACACACCCGGGAATTGTCGGAGGGTCAGGTCGGGAGCCTGACCCTCTGGCGCTTTTTTAGCCAGTCAGCAGGTCAGCATTTCAGCTTGTCAGCTAACGGCGGAACAGCAGAAAAGCAGAATAGCAACGGCAGACTGTTAGACCATCAGGCAGTCAGTTTGTAAGCCCACGACGCATCGCCGCATCTGAATTTCAGCTTGACGACAAGAGCAACCGATCTTACACTTGCAGCCATCAGCCAGGAGCACCCCATGCCAGTAACCGTTGAGCGCCTTCCCAACGAGCCGATCATCATGGCCCGTCTGTGGGGCGAGATCGATATTTCCTGCATCAGCGAGATGTACGAGCGCAGCGTCCCGATCATCGAAGAAGTGGGCGGGACGACCTGGCGCGTCACCGATGCGTTAGATGTTGAGACTACCTTCAGCGATGTCGTCCAGATTCTCGGCAAGATCGCCTCTGATACGCCGGGTGCTACGACCGATCCGCGTGTCAAGTCGGTGCTGGTCGGCACGAACCAGTGGGTCACCTTCGTCGCCGATAGTCTCCAACAGCGCCAGTACGGAACGTTGAACATCCCCCGTTACGAGACGGTCGATGAAGCGCTGGCCTTCGTGCGCAGCCAGATCGCCGAGACTGCCGCTGCCTCCGCCGGAGAGTGAGACTCTCCGGCTTGGATCGAGGCCATCCCTACGGGATTTTGTCGCTATACACGGGCAAGTCCCGTAGGGACGACCTGGTTTAGTAGCCGGAGGCTCTTAGCCTCACGGCTACGGCCTCACACCCTTCAGCACTTCGAACGAATTCGCGTGCCGCACATTGCAATCCACCCGCATGATCGCGCGGATGAACACCTGATCGTATTCGAAAGCATTGCCTGCCGCGTCGCTGGCCCGCAGCTCCAGGGATTTGCGCTGCCCCACCACGAACTCCGGCCACGCGCCGAGGTAGATCGTGGAACAGTCGGTGCTGGTTCCCTTCGTCTCGTTAATCGGGATCGCAGTCGAAGTGAACACCGGGAATCCCCAGAGTGTCGGGGGATCGCCGGGTGCGGCAGGGTCGGCCCATAGATACTTGTTCTGGCTGTCCTTCACCTTCCGCAGCGTGTTGACGGTGCGGGGATGCACGATCCAGGCCCGCCCCTCGCTCGGCACGTTATCCGCGTCGAGGTTGTAGAGCATGTTGGCAAGCTGATCGAAGGTGGGCGTGCCACCGTTCGCGCCGAGGGTGGTCGAATCCACATTCACCCCGGCGATGCTTTCCAACCCGACGGGCGTGTTGCCCGTCCCGTTCCCCCGCAGATACTTGAGGTCCTCTTCCAGGGCCAGCACCCGCGCCAGATCAGCCATCACCAGCGACTCGACCTGCGGGTCAGAGTCCTCGAACAACTCCGAGGACAGTTTGGTCAGGGCGGCGAGCTTCTTTGCCAGAAGCTGCACCTGCCCCCACGTCTGATCGCTGGCGGTGATCTGCGCGTTCTCCGCCACCCAGTAGGCGGTCGCGCCGCCTGTCTGTGACGGGATTTGCAGCGTATCGCTGTTCATCGGGATCACCGTCGCGCCCGCCGCCCGAACCGCCGTCTTCGCGCGCAGCATCTCGATCAGCTTGTTGCTGTGCTCGGTGGGCACAAGATACCCGCCTGCGGCATCTGTGCCTTCACCGAGTGTCTTGCCGCTCAACTGGAAGCGCACTACGTCGAAGCGGCCCTGCCGCATTGCTTTGATGGCATCCACAAAGGGTGTACCATTGGCGGTCAGCAAAGGCTCGCCGCGCTGGTTGATCACCGCCGGGGCCTGCCGCGTCAGGAACATCGCCGCGTTGGGATGCCCATCCCCGGATGAGATGTCGTCCAGCGCTGTGCCGATCTCCTGCCGCATGATGTTGCGGATGGTGTATTCGTCGAGTGTCATCATTTCATCCTTTCGTGCCTCCGTAGGGGCGCACGGTTGTGCGCCCTTGTGTGTTGATATTCGATTGTTTGTCCCTGCATGATCCTCTCGCCCCACCGACCACCCCAACGGGTTGATCGGCGTCCAAGAGGAATCTGGCCGCGATCCCCCTGCGGCGCGTGGCGTCTTCGCGTTCTTGATCCCCGGCTTGCGCTTGGGACGGTCAAGCGGGTACGGGGTGCTGCCCCGATCCCGCCCTTCCCACCCGCGCATCGATCCCTCGATCTCCCGCCAGAGAGGTTTGACCTCGCTGGCAAGTGGATGAGAATGAGGACTATCGGCAGATGTATCTGCAAACGCCTCTACACCACGCAGTCCGGCGGCTTCGAACGTGGCCTTCGCGTGAATCAAGGCTACGGCATACGGATTCGCCGGAGCGTGCTCACGCGCATCGAGCAGGCTGATCTCGCCAATGGGCCACACGACAATCCGCCCGTCATCTTCGACGCGCACCAGATGGCTGATCGCGCCGCTCGACGCCCGCGCCACACCCTTCTGGGCTGCATCCCACACCCGACGCGCCAGCGCCTTGCCCTGATCGAGCAGCACGCGGAACCAGATGCCGTCGCCGCGCTTCTCCCACCCGACTTCCTCGCCGATCACCTCAGCGGGGCCTTCCTCTTCCAGCCCGTGATAGTAGACAACAGGCCGCTTCGGGATACGGTTTAGCCACAGATCGGTGGCCGGGGTGAAGAACTCGCCATGTGCATCTTTGCCGCCATACGGCCCGCCGAAGGGCACGCCCAGCACGTCAAGCAGCCACGAGTCGCCTTGATCGGATTTGATTGCTTTTACTGGATTCATTCGTCGTTCCTCCGCCGGAGGGTGAGACCCTCCGGCTAGCCATTAGGTCGTCCCTACGGGACTTCATCTAGCCGCCGACCGATCCCGTAGGGCTGTGCAGAAGCAATGCTTCTGGCTCGCTCTCAGCCAGAGGCTCTGTCCGATTCTTTAGAATCGCGCCTTCGGCGTGTGCCGCCTGATGGAATATCGCCCTCACCTCTGTTGGCGACCTCGCCCGCCCCAACGCGCTTGCGATAGGCCACCACATGTCTGCCGGGATCACGGTGCTCTTGAACGTGCGTATCGACTTGCCTAATCGCATGCGACGCAGCGCGAACCGCTCCCACCGCTTCAGATCGGCTTGCAGCGCTTTCGCTGCTGCGGGCGATCCCGTCTCACGCTCAACGGGATCACTGGCCTCCCCCTCGCTATTCCTGTTGTTAGGAATGGAGAGGGGGTCAGGGGGTGAGGTTTGTTCCTTGAACCCATCCTCACTCTCCGGGAGCAGAAGCATCCCCAGCCCGGCCCGCACCTCATTCCGAGTGATAATCCCCGCCTCGTACAGCTTGCCGAGCCGCGCCGCCTTATCCGTCGCGGATTCTCTCAGCGCCGTGATGCTGTCAATATCGAACGCCAGCTTCGCGCCGCGTGCCGCCAGATCGGGATAATGCGGGCGCAGCAGCGACCAGTTCAGCATCTCCGCGATGTACTCCATCTGAGGCAGTAGCGTATCTTCGTAGAAGCTGGCCTTCTGCTCGCGGGCGGTGGCGTAGGTCGTAGACTCCCACGCGCCAGCGAGTCCCGCAGGCACGCCGAAGCTCGCACAAATGGCGCGGCGATCCTCGGCGCGAAGCTCACCTAG